GCGAATGGTGCGCCAGCGCCCAGACCTCGGCGATGTCCGCCGGCCGCATCGACGCCGCGACCGCGCGCCCATACTCCGCGGTCGCCGGAACGACCTCGAGCCTAGCCCCCAACATCCACCTCCGGAATGACGGCCAGCACCGTCAGCGGCAGCGGGTCGCGCTGCTGGAGAACAATCGAGCCGCTCCTGCCCCAGCTCGGCGGAATGCTCAACTTGAAGTCGCCCGTGAACAAGGCAATCGGATCGCCGTACGGCTCGAAGTCGCGCTGCTTGACCTCGGTCATGTGATCGACATCCGGCCCAGCCCACAGGCCGCGGCTCCGCTCGACCTTGACCAGCACCTCAGTCACCCGGCGCCGCGCATTGGCCGACTGGCGCAGGCTGCTGAGGTCGAGGTCGAGTGTCTGCAGCTCCGCGGTATAGCCGAGCCCGACATGCACGACCGATGCCGAGTGCGGCAGGGTGATAGTGCCGCCGGTCACCGTCTGCGCGGGCGACACGCTGCCATCGGCCAAAATCGTGACCTCCTCGCCCTCGAGGTGGGTCAGACCACTGATCGTGGTCGCCGGGATGCCGTCATAGGTCAGCCCGCAGTCGACGAAGTAAGCGTCTTCGATGTCGTTCACGATGCGGGATTGGAAGCGCTCGATGAACCGGGTCGGCCCGCCGGTATTCAGCGTCCGGAGCACCGAGACATAGACCGCGTCCTCTGAGCCCTCAGACACCACGGCCACGCTCTCGAACGTGCCTTCCGTGTCGTGCTGGCACCATGCCCAGACCTGATGTTCCTTGAGGTAGGTCAAACTCAACAACGTCCCGTCCGCCATGACGGCCCAGACGATGCTGTGCGGCGCCTGCGCATAGGCCCACTCGGCGACCGTGTTGCTCTCGAACAGGTGGTTTGCCAGGACACTGAGGTCGTTGCCGGTATAGCCGTCGGACTCCAGGCTGTAACCCAGATCGCGGACGATGCTGCCCTTCTGCTGGACGAACAGCGCCGTCTCGCCGACCACCAGCGGCGGCACGTGGGAGGACCCACGATAGCCCTGCGGCCGCACCAGCACGGCGCTGGGCGTGATTGGATCGCCGCCGCTGGAGCCGCCGCCAGTGACCTTGAACTCGCCGCCCGACGTCAGCACGAGCAGGTCGTTGAGCGCCACGAAATGCCGGATCTCGTTGACCAGGGGCGATGCCAAAGTGAATGTCACGCCGTCATCGTCGCGCGATGGTGACGAGACGTTGAAGTTCTGGTAGTTGCCGGATTGCGACATCCAAACCGTCTGCGGCGCCGAGGTCGATCCGCCAAAGACGCGGCGCTGCTGGTGATAGGTGACGACACCGGGGAAATTTGACGCGGCGAAAGGATCGCGGGTCTCCGGCGGCGTGTCGGCCTCGTCGCCGGCCAGGTTGCTGTCCAGGAACGTCAGCGCGGTCGCCGACCCGATGTAGCCGTGGATGCCGCCGCCATTGGTCTCTTTATATATGTTGTATTTGGCCGCCCCGACGACGGCCGACCACGTGATCGTGTTGAACGTGCCGGTCGCCGGATTGAGCGCGAAGTTGGAACACGTGGCTGCGACGCTCGCGACACTCTCCTCGAGTGTCCCTGTGTTGACTGCGGTGACCTTGTACGAAAACGTGATTGAGGCGCCCGCCCCGGTGCCGGCGGTCGGCGTCGCGACAGGCCCGGCCGGTGCCGCCAGAGCCGGCGCAAGGCTGATGGTGCTGAGCGTCCACGCCGTGTGCCCGGTGCGCGACAAATTCCGCGAGGCGTAGGACGGGTGGGCGATCGTCATGACGTCGGCGCTCTGGACGAACTTGAGCGTGGGCAGGTCAGCGGTCGTGTACGGGGTCGCGATCTCGTATGCGACGCCGGCCAGCAGGACCTGCCCGCCGTCGCGGTAGACCCGCATGTACAGGTTGCCAAATTCCAGGACGTACGTCTGGCTCGTGTTGAACTGGAACGGGATCAGCCGGACGCGCGCCGCGCTGTTCTTGACCTCGGCAATGTATTTGGTGCCGGGACGATTGCTGGCGCCGCCATGGGCGTGGACGAACATGTTGCGGAGCGTCTTGGCGCCAGACGAGTATTTGGCGAGGTCGCTGCGGGCATGGAGAGACGGCGCAAGCTCCCCGCCGCTGAAGCTCCGCTGCGGAACCGCGTTGGTGTACGGCCTGACCATCAGTGCTTAGGACTTGCGCCCGATCCCGCCGTCAGGTTTCGCGACACTCTTGACCGCGTACATGAACCCCGTTTCGAGGTTGGTCCGCGCCAGACTGGCCCAACGCCCCGCTGTCGGATCGCCCGACGCTGCCGCGTCCAGTTCCTTGAGCAAGTCGGCCACCTCGCCCTCAAACGCCTTGATGCGGTTCATCAGCGAGATTTCGTCTTCGGACAGGTCCCTATAACCTTTTACGAGACGGTGTTGGTTATCGACCACGTCAGTACCTCGCTCGTATGAAATCCGGTTCCGGCACCGCGGCCGGCGCCGCCTCGTTGGCATCGCGTGTCATGGCCGCGCCGAGCACGGTCTGGTAGAGCTTATAGCATTCCGCCATGGCGTCCCGCTTGCCGGTCAGCCGGGGAATGATGCGGCTTGCCAGCAGGAACGTCAGCGCATCCGTAAACAGCGGATCGAACGTCGGGACACTGGTCACCGCGGCGGTATAGGTCGCATAGGCCTCGTAGGCGTCGGTCAGGATGGTGCGCGCCATGCCGTCAGACGCCACGCCGACAGCGTACGGGACCGGCGGGTAGAGCACCGCCGTGCCCAAACTGGCGGGCAGGGTTTCCGTGCTCCAGATGATGGCATTCGGATCATAGCCACCGGCGCGCACGGCGTGGATGTCGAGCGCATCGCTGGGGTACTGGTACACATAGGCCCAGCCGCTGACGCTGACGCCCGTGTCGGCGAGCGCGGTCTGACGGAGCGCGAAGTTCCACTGGTGACTGCGCAGGATGGTATCCCGACACGCGGAGTAGTGCAGCAGACACTCCCGCGCCTCGTTGCTGGACTCGCTGAGGCTGGCGATCGGGCCGCCAGCCCCCGCGTGTGACAGCGCGAGGTTGGCGATCTCGACCTCGCTGCTTGCCATTTACTCCTCCGCAGGCTTTTCGGCGTGCGCCTTCGACGACTTCCGCTTTGGCCCTTCGTCGGTTGCGGGCACAGGCACATCGCCCGGCAGCGGCCCGGTGATGGCCTCGTTGCGCGCCTGGATTTTCGGGTCTTCGGCGTCGCTCTGGTGCTTGCCCGCGGCTTCGTCCGCGCGCGCGAGCGCCTGCGGTTCCGTAGACGGCACCTGATCGTTCTCCTGATCGGCAAGCCGCTTCTCATCGTACTCGCGGATCGCAGTCTGGCGATTTGGGCCGCCCTCGTCATACTCGCTCTTGCCCTGAGACTGCGGCGGTGGCGAGCCGGGATCAGGCCCCGGCATGCCAGTGATGCGGCTTGGCTCCGGGGCGCGCTTCTCGTTGCCAATCGGTTCGAGGCCGCTCCCGGCCGGGCCATCGTATTCCACGACCTCTCCCGGTTCGTAGAGCCGGTCATGGATGTAACTCTTCTTGATCACCCGATACTGGGCCATTCGTCTCTCCTGTTACAGTGCGTCGGCGTAGACCGCTGTGTCCTGCCTGCCGATCGAGATGCCAGAGGTGATGGTGCCGGCCGTCATGTCGGCCGTGGCGACCACGTACTGCATGCGCAGATAGCGCGAGACGCCCCTCGGGATTTTCCACCGCGCGACGGAGTAGCCGGCAACGAGCGTTGCAACGGCAATGGCGCCCGTGCTGAACAACGTCGTCACGGTCCCGAAACCGACCGCGCTGTCGGTCTGCAGCTTGAAGTCCATCGTGCCCGAGCCACCACTCGTGAAGGTCGTATCGATCACGACGATGACCTCGAGCTCCTCGCCCGCACCGATGTCGCGCACGCTGCCGAGGTCGATGACGTCCGTGCTGGCGGTCGATCCTGTCGTGACCGCCTGCGCCGAACTGAAGAGGTTTTGCCTGTCCATGAACATGTCGTGTTTCCTTGTTTCCGTGGTTACGCCTTTCCGTGGTTACACGTCATGTCACACGGGCTTCCGTCAAAAGCAAAGCGTCAGAGCGTCTCACCGGGATGCCGCGGAACGACATCACGCTCTCGCCGGCCGCTTGGCTGAGCGTCAGGTTGACGTTGGTGGAGTTCATCATTTGCAGGTCCAACCACGTCGAAACGGTCCTGTTGACGTAAAAGACCGACCGGCCCATGCCCTCGCTCGGGAGCAGGTGGGTGGCGCGCACCATCAGCTTGATCAGGTTCGCGTTGGAGCTTTCAGCGATCAGGTTGGAAACGTCGATGTTGCAGATCCTGACGTTGTAGCGCCAGTCGCGCACCGACATGCCGACATTCCATTTGTAATGCGACCGATAGCCCTGATAGAGGCCGCCCGCCGCGTCGATCAGCGTCTGCTCGCCGAGGTCGCGCGACTGCAGGCCAGCAGCGCTGCCTTTCGGGAAGATCAGGTGGGTTGCCTGATCGCTCCACGTGATCAGCCAGACGCTGGCATTGTCGGTCTGGGTGCCGCCGCCGTCGATGATGTTGTCGGCATTGGCAGCGCTCAGGCTGGCATAGCGCGGCGACAGGCCGAGGAATTTCTTGGGATCCGTCGCGGTGTTGCCGTACCAAAGAGTAGACGCCATTTCCTGAGACATGCTCTCAATAAACGAGCGGTCTTCACTCATGCGGAAGCTGGCTGTATTGCCGTTAAGTTGCGCCAGATCTTTATCGACCTGAGAATAACCCTCGAGCATACCGGCCGTATCGTCGACCTGGACCGTCGTGCTCTTGCTGGGCTGGATGCCGTAATTGAGCAGGCGCCATGCCACGGCCGGCAGACCGGTGCGCACCGTGGTTCGGTGCCCGGTCGGCAGATTGCCCTCAACCACCGCAGCGTCCGTCAGGATCGGGTTGCTGGTGTTGAGCAGTTCGACCAGCTCGGCGGTGTTGCCGTTGGGGTCGACGCGCTTAGCCCAATCGATAAGGGTAAGTGCAGTGGTTCCGATTGTAGCCATTTAGCTGACCCCCTCGAGCTTGGGCATTTTGCGGAAAAATCCGGTCGCGAAGTCCTCGCCCTGGACGGGCTGGCCGCTGCCGGTGGTGTGGGTGTCGTCGGCGAACTCAGCACCGACGCGGGCCAGCAGCCGGACCATTTCGGGGTGATTGCAGAGCCCGGTGGCCTGGAGGACCTCGTTGAGCCCCGGCGTGCCGAACTGCTTGAGCACCTTGTTGGCCGCCTCGACCTGCTGCACCATCTTGGCGCCGCCGAGTTCCTTGTCGGCGACGACCTGTCTGGCCCACTGATCGCGCAGAGCGACGGTCGCCTCGGCCTCCTGCTGGCGGAGCTGGGCATAGACGTCGACGACGCGCTGCGCCTGCTCCTGCGTGAAGCCCAGCTCTTTGGCGACCGGGGTGAACACCTCGACCGCGGCGGGGTCGAGGGTGACGCCCTCGGGTGCGGCGAACACGTACTCGTCCGGCGGACCCTTGGCCTCCGGCTCGGTGCCCTCGGGCTCTTCGCCTTCCTTGGGCGGTTCGACGGGGTCGACTTCAGGCCCCGGCTCGGGCTGCTTCGGCGGTTCAGCCGGCGGTGGGGTTGTCGGCTCGGCGGGCGGACTGCCGACAGACAAAAGGGTGGCGTTACCGGGCGCCGCAGTGGCAGCCGGTTCAGCCGCTGGTACGGCTCCAGTCATCTCAGGTGTTCGTCCTCGTCATCGTGGGGGGTGGGGAGTTGAGAGGCGCCCCAGGTTTCCGCGATCATCTGCGGGAAGGCATCGGGCGCTGCCTGCTGAAGCTCGGCCAGCAGCCACAGGCCGGTGCTCCGCCGGCCCTCGGCGAAGGACATGCGGATGGGGTTGTCCGGGTCGTAGGAGGCGCGGAACGCCGCGGTCTGCTCAAGCACGCGCCAGATCCAGCGGCGGCCCTCGGCGAGCGCCAGCACGGCGCGCAGGTCGGCCAGATCGCGCTGCTGTTTGACCGCAGCGCGGCGCTCTTCGGAGGCGACTGCGTCCGGATCGTTCGGGTCGTATTTCATCGGATCAGGTCGTCAGCGTCTGCAGAGCGGCGTTGCCCAGCTTCGTGACGTAGAAGGCGAACTTCTTGACGTTACCGTCGAGCTGCCTATTTTTGGTTGTATTTCTGTTGCCCAACTGCAACCCGGTCAGCGTCGGGACCACGGCCGCGTCGGTCTGGACGGTGCCGCCGTTCAGGCACACAGCGATGCCGGAAGCGTCGTACGCGATGGCGAATTTCACGGCCAAGGTGTAGGGCGTGAAGACCAGCTCGGTGTCGGCGCTGCCGATGGTCACCACGCCGCCGATGTTGGTGGCGCCGTTGTAGCGCGCGATCAGCCGATTGCCGTCTGTCCCGTCAGACATTTCCCAGATGCGGGGAAATCCGCCCGAAGCGTCGTAGGCGATGACGGCCTCGACGTAGAACGTGCCGACCGTGTTACTGAACCACGTGCCCGACAGCACCGCCGGTGACAGCGGCACGGTCACGTCATCGCCCGCCCCGATCAGCATGCCGCTGGCCGTAGGTGTGACAGCACCTGTGACAAGCTGCGCCAGCGTCCTGGTCGTCGGCGAGGCGCTCGCAAACGTGCTGGCGCCATAGACCGCGTTGACGAAATCCAGGTACAGCGACGTGCCGCTCGGGTATGGCGACGCCACGGCAGCCGCCACCGGCCGCTGCAGGATCACCGCCCGGCGCGCTCCCATCAGGCTCATGCTGGTCAGTCCTGCAGCACGCGGACGGAGACCCAGATGTCGCTGGTCGAGCCCAGCGTCGGCGTACCGCGGACGATGATGGCGGCATAGAGCGTGGTCGCCCCGCCGCTCAGCGCGAAGGGCAGCGCCAGCCCGGTCGCCTGATGGATGCTCTCGGCCGCAAGCGCCACCACCGTGCTGCATTGCGCCACGCCGATGATCTTGCTGAGATCCGCATCGACGATGGCCTGCGCGGCATTGTCCGTGAAGGTGCTGCCGCTCGGATCGGAATTGAAGAACACGACGTCGAAGGTGGCGGTCTGGGCACTCTTGCTGGTGATGACGACGGACTGGATCAGCCCGCTGCCCATCTGGCCGCGGCAGACGTCGCTGAGCGTGATCTTGCCGCCGACGTTGTCGCCGCTGGTGTAGGCGGAGGTGCTGACGGTCGGTGTCGCGGTCAGAGCCTTTGCCGGCAGCGCGCGCGCCGGTTCATAGAAATAATCCGGCATCGCTATTTGTCCTTCTTCGTCTTGATTTCGGCTTCGAGCAGGGTGACGCGCGCGGTCAGGGCCGCGATCTCCGGCTGGAGGTCGGCGCCCGTTGGCACCGGCAGTTCGTCGTAGCAGTCCTCGAGCGCCTTCAGCCGGTCGACCAGCGCGCTGACTTCCTGCCACAGCGCCGCGATCTTGGCGTTGGTGGCAAAGCGCGCCTCGGCGGCGTCGAGCACGGCTGCCACCGGCACCCGCAGCGGACTGCCGTCAGGGC